CAAAAAGCTAGGTAAATACGTTTGGGCTAGACAGCCCATTATGATTTACAAGTTAAAACGAGTAAAGTCGAAGATCAAGGTCTCAAAAGGCCTTGATCTCCCTCCAAATCGTCTTAACTATTCTGGCAATCACGTAACCTTCTATGGTGGAGATGATGGACTTGGCAATGGAAAATACCAAGGCTATCATTATCAACCAGGATGGATACGTAGCTACACCGGTCCTTTATGGACCGATTTTCTGCTTAACGGGGGCTATTCTTCAATAGGCCCCCCTCCGCAGAACTACCTGTCGGCCGCTCCTTCCGATGACATATCAAATGCCATCGCGGAGTTAGACCCCAAAGCTCTCGCAAAACTATATTCTGACGTGAAAAATCAGAAAGTAAATTTTGCCCAAGCATTGGCAGAACGCGGGCAGACTGCCGGCATGATCTCAGATCTTGTCGGCCGTCTAGTCCGCGCCGTTTCGGCGGCGAGGCACGGTAACCTTTCCAAAGCAGCTAAGACCATCTTTCCTGGAGATTCCAAGGAATTGGCAAACGACTGGCTTATCCTCCAGTATGGAATCAAACCTCTGATATCTGATATCAAAGGGGCGATTAACATACTTCAGGACGGGTCAGGCGCGATGTCATACGATGTTATTAGCTCCCGCACTAAGAAGTTTCCTCGAGAAGTTATTTTCGAGCAACTTAATAATGGGGGTACGTGTAAGACTACTGTCTACCGTACTGGGAAGGCGACCGTAAAGTACAAAGCCAGAGTCAAGGTCGCAAACCCATTTTCACAATGGGCTAGCGAAACTGGACTCTCGGATGCAGCCCTCCTCGGTTGGGAATTGTTGCCTTATTCGTTTGTAGTCGATTGGCTTCTGCCAATCGGTAACTACCTACAGAATAAGTCAGCTTTCACAAACTTGGAGCTCGTGCACCTACATAGAACTCAATACATCGAGGAATATGTAGTCTTTGAACGGGAATTCATCACGAAACGCGACAACGATGGGTACCTTTGGCCTGCTCGTAGTAGTGTTGGTTTTATTAACAAAAGGGTTCAGTGTTCTCGGTCTGTTATTACAAATAACCTTCCGAGTTTACCTTTACCATCTTTTAAAGATCCAACCTCACTGCTACACATAGCAAATGCCATAGCTCTCCTACGTCAGCTGCGCAAGTGAATCCGAACCTTTTTTCAATCTCTTAAGGAGATACCAATGTCAGCTTTCGCTGCTCTCTCGTTGCAAAACAACGCCGCCGTGGCACAGGCTTTCAATCCTCAGTCGAAGGACGCTTCTGGTGTTTCTTTTTGGCTTGGCACCGAAACAGTGCTCGATGCTAAGAAGAAGATCACCATGAGCGTCACTCTTCCGAAGAATGGAAGCACCGTCTCCCGTGTGAAACAGCGTGTTATCGTGCCCGTAATGGACACGGTTGACACCACCAAAAAGGTCGCAGAAGCGTACGTCGATGTGGTTTTCGTTCTTCCGAAGCAAGCTTCGGAAACGATCCGTCTCGATCTGCGCAAGTATGCTGACCAACTCCTGATCAACGCCGTTACCACGGCTGCGGTTCAGAACTTCGAGGACGTCTACTAATCGTAGATTTCTTCGTTGTTGGTGATTGCTATTTCATATATGGAGTAACACAGATGACCCGTTCTAACGAATCATCATTGCGACGTGAATTTATTCACGAATATCTAACAGGACTCGACTGTGCTAGGTCTCTAGCTGTCTGGCTTCTTTATGAGAATAAAGAGCATCAACAGCTAGTCGCCTTAGACTTCAATCCGTTGTTTTACAACGACTTGAAGTCGGCACGGGACTCCCTCGCTGCTACAAAGTTGCTATCTAAGGCGACGTTTCTTCATCTAGGAATAGATAAAGGGGCGGTTGCTCTAGATACATTCTTTGCAGCTGAAGAGGTCTGCCGAAAGACGAATCAACGTATCCGACTCTCACGGTTTACAACCCGTGAAACTGAGCCCATCTTATTCAAGATGAGTCAGCATATAAGTCGAATTCTTGATCGTTTTGACCCAGAAGAGTTCGTAGATAGTTGCAACTTCGGTCCCGGCGCGACTACCTCTGTGAAGAGGCGTCATGCAACGCATCCCAAGAAATTTGGTTCTGAGAACCATATAACACTTGATGCGTACGACTTTGTTAAGCCCTGGTTCCTGTCGGCATATCCCAACTGGGATGTGGACTTCAAGATTCAAGGCGCTTCAAAGATCGTAACGGTTCCCAAAAACGCTAAAACAGATCGTACCATTGCCATTGAACCAGGGATTAATCTCTGGTTTCAAAAGGGTCTTGGAACGATGCTGAGAGAGCGTCTTCGGAGAGCTGGGATCGACCTAAATTCACAATCTATTAATCAGGAGCGTAGTCGAATTGCTGCTAAGTTTAACAAACTTGCAACAGTAGACTTTTCTTCTGCAAGTGATACCATCTCCCGTGAATTAGTTTATCAACTATTCCCGGTCAAATGGTATACCTTGTTAGATTGTTTTAGGTCGAAGTACGGTGTTGTGAAGGATAGAATTCTCACATTCGAGAAGTTCTCGAGCATGGGAAACGGCTTCACCTTTGAACTGGAAAGCTTGATATTCTATAGCTTAGCTCTCAGTATTACTGAGTATCTAGGCCTTAGTACGTCAGGCATTACGGTCTTCGGTGATGACGTAATCTTACCCTCACGTTCTATTGACCTATTCAGTTCCGTCGCTGCAGACCTTGGCTTCACTGTAAATAAGGCGAAGAGTTACTCTTCGTCGTACTACAGAGAAAGCTGCGGTGCGCACTGGTGGAACGGAGTAGATGTCAAGCCAATCTTCCTTAAGGAACCTTTAAATGGCAAAGCTCAAACAATTAAGTTGGCAAAC